GGATTGCCAACTAAGTACAAAGGTGGTAGCAACCCATTACCTTGGACGCAGAAGTGGATTTCTGGTTCAGAAGTTCAGGTAGCGCCGCAGGAAACTGAAATTACCAGCTATGTGAATGGTGGTGTCAAGAAAGATGTTAATGGTGACACGTTTAAAGGATTTAGCCTATGAAACAGTGGTTATATAATGGATGGTGTGCGTTTAGAGCATGGGTGCTTTTTAATTATTGGAGATATCTTACAAATGAGGATGCTAACGAACTTCGAAAGTTTTATTATCTAAAGCGTTGGGAAAAACGTGCTATGAATAGATATGTTGAAGATATTAGCAGTAGGACATATACAGAAATAGAAGATAGAATCAGGTATATTGGTACAATTAATCCTGAAAAAATGATGAACGCAAGTTTAGAGAAAAAAAATGAATGACGATTATCTACAGTCAGAAGAGTATAAGCAAAAATACGAAGCTCTTATGGAGCGTTGTGCTAAATTTATGTCAGAGTTTGCGCCTCCATCACCTTATGAGCTTGGGTTCAAAGCTGGTTGGGAAGCTGCCAAGCAAGAGTTTCATAAAGACAATACATATGTTCCTGATACAACCAAACCAGCTAAGACAATGGACATTCAGTGGCCAAGAGATAAAATGGCATGGCCATGGCCGCCAACAACTACACCATTTCCACAATCAATTAGGTGCCCTATTTGTGGCATAGGTGGCGATATAAATAAGGCAATGGCGTATGTTTGTAATCACCCAAATTGCCCTACAAGGGTAACTTGTATCTCAACTACAGGAACAGCATCATGATAACATGTCAAGAATGCGAAGCAGAGTTCGAAATCGTACACGACTCTGTTTCTGAACCAGAATTTTGCCCTTTCTGTGGCAATAAGCTAAGATACGATGATGAGAACTTAGAAGAAGAAGATTGGTATCCTGATCCCTGAGTAACTAAATATCGGGAGGAGGACTCCCGATGTGGTTTTATAATGGCGAATATATTGACAATCCAGGCGATTATGTAGGATTCGTTTACATAATTACAAATCAAACCAATGGAAGAAAGTACATTGGGAAGAAAAATTTTTACTTTTCAAAGACCAGAACCATCAAAGGCAAAAAGAAGCGATCCAAAGTCGAGTCTGATTGGCAGGATTATTATGGATCCAATAAAGAACTCGCTGCTGATGTTGTGGAGCTTGGTAAAGAGAATTTTAAAAGGGAAATCCTAAAACTCTGTACTACCAAGGGCGAGTTTTCTTATTTCGAAGCCAAATATCAGTTCGATAATAATGTTTTAGAGTCCGACGATTACTATAATTCATGGATAATGTGCCGTATTCATAAAAAACACTTGCCTTTTAATAAAAAGTAGGGTATTATTGATAATAAGCCCATGTAGGCCAATGGCAGAGTCAGGGGACTTAAAATCTCCACAGTGTCGGTTCGAGTCCGACCATGGGCACCAATTAACAATGGAGAGCTAAATGAAGAAGAGACCACATAAGAAGCTTATCAAGTTACAAAACAAGCTTGGCAAGATTAATGGCCGAATCCTTTGGCGTGAAATGAAGAAGAATGGATTACTGTAATGGCTCATCCTCATAAGAATCGCCCTCGTAAGGGTCGTCGTAAGATTGGTTCGAAGAAGCGTAAGGCTCGTCGTAATAAGCGTAAGTAACAGAATTGCGGGTGTGGTATAAGGGTTGTGCCCTAGCCTTCCAAGCTAGTGAAGACCAGTTCGAGTCTGGCCATCCGCTCCAAAAACAGGTGAAATATGTCAAGAGAGTTCAACCTCGATGAAGTTAAAGAATTTATCAGTCGCACTTCAGATTCATCCAATATTTACATTGGAGCCGATAGCGAGCGGTATCGTGGTCGCGATAACCAGTGGTATGCTGACTACACAGTTGCTATCGTGGTTCATATTGATGGCTCACGTGGATGTAAGGTATTCGGGCAAGTCACTACTGAGCGAGATTTTGATAAAAGGCACGACCGCCCATCGTATCGGTTGATGAACGAAGTTTACAAGGCATCTCAAATGTATATCGACTTGTTCGAACACATCGGTGATCGTCATTGTGAAGTTCATCTTGACATTAATCCTGATGAAATGCATGGATCTTCTTGCGTTATTCAACAGGCAACTGGCTATATTCGTGGTATGTGTGGGTTCGCGCCCAAAGTGAAGCCAGAAGCTTTTGCAGCCTCATACGCTGCAGATAGACTCAAGGAGATCCTTGCATGAGTGGTATCATTATGCCATCTCGAAGATTATTCCTTGGCGGGCTTATAGCTGCTCCTGCTGTTATTGCAGCAAATAGGCTAATGCCTGTCAAGTCCTTCGATTTACTGGATGTACCTCAGGAAGAATGGGTTTTGATAAAACACTTTGGCGAAAATCCAACTGCTATGGCTTGGATGCCTAAGAATAGATTTGCTACTCAAAACACCGTTGATCTTTCTGAATATAGAATTGTTAGAACAGAAAAAGTTCCTTCTCGTACTAATTATAAAACAATACATGCAGGAACTGAATTGTTAATAATTCATAATGCGCCTTTAATCGCTTAACAAATAAGTGCTGGTAGCTTAGTGGCCAAAGCCGACCGCTCATAACGGTCCTATCGGGGGTTCGAGTCCCTCCCGGCACACCAATTTACTAAATAATATTACCACTTTTTTCTACAAGTGGAATATAGGGCTTGAATGGATTCTTTAATCCACCCTGACATTCAAGCATTCAACAAAGGGGAAACTTAATGAAAAAACTTATATTTTTGCTAGTAGCAATACTAGTAGGCATTAATTGCCTAACGGCGGCTAATGCTGAACCAAAAGATAAGCCTAATCATTATGCTACTAAAGTGCATAAAAAGGTTAAAAAGCAGAAGGTTGAGAAGCCAGCAAAAATTGATTACAGACAAATCAAGCTTAATGAAATGATGGCTATATATGATGAGAACAGTTCTGGTGGGTTCTTTGCTCTAGAAAAAGCAAGAGAAGAATATCGCCAGAATGTAAAAGTAGTAAAAGTAAAGAAACCTGAGGTAAAACAAGTTCTAACTCAACAAGAAACTAAGGACTTGGTTGAAAGAGCTTCTAAATACCTTGGGTTTGGGCCAAACCAACTGGGACTACCAAGAAATCTATGGTGTGCCGATTTTATTAATATGTTGGTTGGTGGTCATAGCAGAGCAGCTGCCTCTTATCTTAGTAGAGGAACATACGCTAAACATGGCTGTGTAAACTGCGTTGCTGTTCTAACACGTCGAGGAGGAAACCACGTCGGGGTAGTTTCCGGATACGATGATGATGGAAACCCAATAATAATCTCTGGTAACCATAATGGTGTTGTCGGCATCGGTGTTTACAGGAGAGAAAGAGTTATTGGATATCGAACTATTTAATAGATGGGGCTTTTATGCCCCATCAACATCTGGAGTAAATTATGGTAGATAAAGAAGACAAAGTCTCACCCATTCCTAATCTTGAAGATCATCATTATTTTATGTTATTCAGTGAATTTAATTCAGATACTGCTGCAGATGCTATAGAATTTATTATTGCAAGAAACCTTATGCGTAATAATCGCCCCAAATTCATTAAGATGATTATCAATTCTCCTGGTGGTGAAATTCCTGCTGCCTTCTCTATTATTGATACGATGAAAGGCTCTAAGATTCCAATTTATACATATGGTCTTGGTGAAATTGCCAGCTGCGGTCTTATGACTTTCATTGCAGGCGAAAAAGGAAAACGCTATATAACCCGTAACACTGCTATTCTTTCTCATCAATATAGTTGGGGGTCTTTTGGCAAAGACCACGAATTAATGGCTCGTGTTAAAGAATTTAACAACACACAAGTTAGAATTTTAGAACACTATAAGCGTTGTACTGGTATGGATGAGAAGGATATTAAGAAGTATCTTCTACCTCCTGAAGATGTTTGGCTTACCGCTAAGGAAGCTGTGAAATACGGCATTGCCGATGAAATCGTTGATTTTTACTGAGGAGAAATAAAATGGCTATGATTCGTTTTAGTGATGAAGAAGTGTTTGGTACTGATTCACAAGAGTATGAAATTCTTGTAAATGCTGCTCTTGAAGTCAAGGGTACTCAAGGAGCTATCGTTGAAATTGGTACTCGTCGTGGTGGTTCCGCCAAGATGATTATTGATGCTCTTGCTTCTCAGGGTAACACAAAGCGCCCTATGTTTTGCATTGATCCATATGGTAATATTGAAATTGACTGTACCAATTTAAATATGGCAGTACATAATCCTGATCGCAAGATTGAAGGCGATCCGGCTTCGAAGGAAATTACCTCGCCACAGCGTTTTGATTATGATAATACTATGCGTAATCGTGTTATTCCTTCTCTTTATTATTATGCTTATTCACAAGGATTAGACTTCAGCTTCTTCTGCCTCGAAGACACTGAGTTCTTCGAGCGTTATAATGATGGTGTTCCTGTCTATAACGAAACTAAAACTCTTGTGAATGATTACGCTTTTGTTTTCTTCGATGGCCCTCACGATAATAAGGCTCTCGAACTAGAAACAGAGTTTTTTATAAAGCGTGCACTACTTGGTACTTTATTCGTATTTGATGACATTTGGATGTACGACCACGATAAAATCGAAGAAAGGCTATTTGTTAATGGATTTGTAGTCCATGAAAAGAAGCAAATTAAGGCAAGCTATATCAAAATTAAGTAGTTGCTTTTAAAAGTGATATCATATATAATATGATTATGGAGGATATTATGAAGAGCAATCTAGAGCTTCTTGTTGAGTTTGACATGTACGAAAATGGGTTTGACCCAACTAACCAAGAACACATTAAAGAATACTGGAGAACACGTCTATGCATGTACTAGTTTATACCAAACCTGATTGTATTTCTTGCACAAAGGCCAAGATGCTTCTTGCCTCAAAGAATATTTCTTATCAGGAACTTAAGCTTAATGAAGATTTTACAAGAGAAACTCTTGTGGAACAGTTTCCTTCTGCTGCAAGTTTCCCAATTATCGTAGTTGATGGATTTAACATCGGTGGTGTTGAACAACTATCTAAGATGATCAATGAACAAAAAGAGCCACTTGGCAAATTTCTAATCGAAGGGTGATATATGTTCCAACGTGATACGATCCTTAATGATCTAAGAGAATATGTAATTGAAGTTACCTTTACCAAGGTTAATGGCGAGCAGCGTATAATGCGTTGTACGCTTCGCTCCGACCTTCTTCCGGAAACCTATGTCAACGAAGCAGACGAAGAGAAAGCTTTCCATCGAGTTAACCCAGAAGTTATCGCAGCTTGGGATGTACAAGCTGGTGGGTGGCGTTCTTTCCGTGTTGACTCTGTCAGCTATGTTCAAAACGTAAATGAGAACTACTAATGAAAAAGCTTGTTATGGTTGACTGTCTCTCACAGTTTCGTATTCGTTATTGTGTAGAGGTTGAAGACGATATTGATCATGCTCTTGATGAAGTTGTTATGGAATATGATAATCTTCAATTCCATGAATTTTCACAAGAGCATCTTCATCCAACTCCTATTATTCTCTCTCATAGAGAAATAAGTAAGGAAGAATATCTTCGTATGTTTAATGAAGATAATAATTATCTTAGAGATTGGACCGAAGAGCAAAAGCTCCGTTGGATCAACAAAATTAACTATGACAAGACCGACCTTGTCGGCGGCTAAGGAGAATACTATGGCATACTGGGGATATCATCTCGTTCTTGATTGTGCTGAACTTGAACATGATGCAATTACAAGCTATGAAACAATTTACGCTTTCGTAAAGCGGCTTGTTAGGGATATTGACATGGTCGCTTATGGTGAACCACAAATTGTAAATTTTGGTTCTGGTAACAAGGCTGGATACACTCTTGTCCAGCTTATCGAAACATCAAACATCTGCGCTCACTTTGTACCTGATGATGGTATGGGTGGAAACGCGATGTATCTCGATGTGTTTTCTTGTAAGGAATATGACGATCAGATCGTTATTGACCTTGTTAAAGAATACTTTGGCGCTAAGTACGTTCGTCCGAATTATCTGACACGTCAAGCCTAATGAGAAAAATTGGATTTACTTGTGGTGCCTTTGATATGTTTCATGCAGGTCATATCACCATGTTGTCCGATTGTAGAGATCGGTGTGATTATTTGATTGTTGGTCTTCACACCGATCCTTCAGTTGAACGAGCAAACAAAAACAAACCTTTGCAATCTACATTCGAAAGATATGTACAACTATCCGGATGCCGATATGTTGATCAAGTTATTCCCTATGACACGGAAAAAGACTTGAGAAATATATTGGCATCCATCAATATAAATATAAGGTTCATTGGAGCAGATCATCTTCGTGATCAACCAACAGGTGAAGATGTTTGTAAGCTTCGTAACATAGAAATCTTTTTTAATGAAAGATATCATGATTTTAGCTCGTCTGAATTGAGGAAACGTTTGAAATGAGTTTTACTGATAAGTTTTTTAATGAAGTTATCGATATTGCCAATCAAATCGATAAAAATAAAATAGAGGCTATCGCAAATGCTATCAGAACTGTTAGGGAAAACAATGCGGGACGTATTTTTGTCCTCGGAGTTGGTGGTTCCGCTGGCAATGCCTCTCATATGGTCAATGACCTACGCAAACTTTGTGGCATTGAATCTTACTGCCCAACAGATAACGCTTCAGAAATTACTGCTAGGACAAATGATGAAGGTTTCGACACCATTTTTGAAGAGTATCTCCGAATCAGCAAATTTGACTACAGAGACGCAATCTTCATCCTCTCAGTAGGTGGTGGTAACGAAGAAAAGAATGTATCAGTAGGTTTGATTAAGGCTATCAAATACGCCAAATCTAAAAACGGTTTGGTTCTTGGTGTTGTTGGTAAGAAGGATGGTTATACAGCTATCAATGGTGATCATGTTGTAGTAGTTCCTCCTGTTGAGCCCAATAGAGTTACCCCGCATAGCGAAGCGTTTCAGGCTGTAGTATGGCATTGTATAGTTTCCAATCCAAATTTACAAATCAACGCGACAAAATGGTAAAAGCAGTTTTCTTTGATCGCGATGGTGTGTTAAATCACCTAGTCGAACACGGAGATCAGTTTACCGCACCATGGGATGTAAGTGAATTTGATCTTATGCCAGGCGCCAAAGCAGCTATTGATTTGGTAAAATCAAATGGATATCTTGCATTTGTAGTAACTAATCAACCAGATGTTCTAGATGGTTATCTTCCACAACATCATTTAAATATAATGAATCGTCTTTTGAAGGCTTGGCTCAGAGTAGATGATATTCTTATAGCGTATGAGCGTGGCTCTGCTTGGTATAAACCAAATAACGGAATGTTTGAAACTCTAATCAAATCATATAATGTTGATAGAAATTCAAGCTATATAATAGGCGATCGCTGGAAAGATATTGTTCCTGGCCATAAAAGTGGCTTAAGCACTATCTTTCTCGGAGAAGAGTACCACTATCCTCTAGAACATAAGAAAATACAACCAGACTATATCTGTGAAAATGTTCTACAAGCATGTAAACTAATTGTGAAAATTGACGAAGCTATGGAGCCAAAATATGATTAAGTTATTCGCCGATGGCGCTGATATGAATGGAATTATAGAAGCATCTAAAGATGAAATGATTAAAGGGTTTACGACAAACCCAACACTAATGCGTCAGGCTGGAATTACCGATTATACCTCGTTTGCGAAAGGTGTAATCAGTTATTTAGCAGAAAATCGACCAGAGACAAATCTTAGCCTCGAAGTATTTGCTGATGAGCCTAATGAAATTATTCGACAGGCATTGTTAATTGACTCATGGGGCAAAGAGGCTAATTATGATGTATATGTTAAGATCCCAGTTATGCACATCGATGGTCGTAATACATATGACTTGATCAAGGAATTATCTGATAGAGGTGTCAAGCTCAACGTCACAGCTATCTTTACTGTAAATCAAATTAAGAACGTAATTAACTTCTTGAATCCCAATACGCCTGCGATTATCTCGGTGTTTGCTGGTCGTATTGCTGATGCTGGATTTGATCCTGCGCCTATCATTGCCGAAGGATTTCTCTACTATGATTCAGTTCGTGGTACAACCTCGAACTTCGAATTCCTTTGGGCTTCTTCTCGTCAGGCATATGCTTATAAAGAAGCAGAGAATGCTGGGTGTGATATTATCACGATGCCAAATGACCTAATTAAGAAGGTAAAGGGGTTTGGTAAGGATCTTACACAGTTTTCGCAAGAAACTTGTCAAATGTTTTATGATGATGCAGTTAAGAGTGGGTTTACAATATGAGTGGATTTGAAGAAAACGAAATTTCAAAGAATGCTTTTGGTGGAACTGAGCTTGCCAAGCGTAAGTTGGCAAGTATTATTGACCCAAAGCTATTAGAAAACTTTCAGATCATTTGTTCTCGTCCTAGAGAATTTGAAATGGATAAGATTAGGTTGTTCTGGTGTCATGATCTACCAGAAGACCCAGAGTCAAAAAAGTTCTCTGATGAAAATTGGAGAAACAATTTACATAAAACTGTTTTCATAAGCGATTGGCAATACCAAAGGTATCAGCTTATTCATGGGCTGCCATACAATCAAAAGTCAATTGTTCTAGAGTCTGGTATCGAGCCAGCTCCGGAAAGCGTGTTCGAATTAAAAGATAAAGAAAAGATTCGTATCACATACACCTCTACGCCCCAAAGAGGTTTGGAGATTCTTGTTCCTGTATTCGAGAAGCTTGCAGAAACAAACCCAAACATTCACTTGGATGTATTCTCTAGCTTTAAAATTTATGGTTGGGAAGACGCTGATAAACAGTACGAGCCTCTTTATGAACGTGTTAGAAATCATCCACAAATGACATATCATGGATTTGTTCCTAATGATGACTTGAAGGCGTATCTTAACACAGCCCATATATTTGCTTATCCTAGTATTTGGGTGGAAACTAGCTGCCGAGCAATGTTAGAGGCTATGTCTGCTGGTCTCGTTTGTGTTCATCCTAATTATGGAGCATTAGCAGAAACATCTGGTGGGTTGAATATTATGTATCATGGTGACAATGCAGATAAAGCGGCGCATGCTAATATCTTTGCTGCTCATCTAGCTTCTGCAATCAAGTTTGTAGAAGACAACCACCACGATCCTATGATTCGTTTCAATAAGGTATTTGTCGACAGTCGTTTCAACATCGACAGGATTAAGAACCTTTGGGAAATGATGTTGAATGATCTTTTGGCAAGATATCCTACTGTTGAATCAAGAGGAAAGCCAAAGGAACAGTTTATCTATAGGACAACAATATAATGATTATTTCAAAGACTCCTCTGCGTATTAGCTTCTTCAGTGGCGGTAGCGATATTCCTGCTTTCTATGAAAGAGAAAGGGGCGCTGCTCTTTCGGTAACAATAAACAAGTATATCTATGTAATGTTACACAGAACACCTCATCTTGGTATTAAAATCATGTATGATACTATTGAAGAGTATCCTGATTTAGAAATGATGCAACATGCTATTACCAGAGAGTCTTTGAAGTACTTCGGCGTTGATAAAGAAATTACTGTCGCCTCTATTGCTGATATTCTAGCAAAAGGTTCTGGGCTTGGATCGTCATCGGCTTTCACTGTAGGGTTGGCTAATGTTTTGGCCAACCCAGACAGGCATTCTTCGCACGTTACAAGAGAATATCTCGCTCAAACTGCATATCATATCGAGCGAGATCTCTGTAACTACCCTGTTGGTAAACAGGATCAATA